GAGGTAACCTTGTCGCCCTGCCGCCCGATGGCCGCGACCGAGGCGGTGACGAAATCGACCTTCATGCCGCGCAACGCCTTGCGGAACAGGGAGAGATAGGCGTGCGCGTCGAACCAGCCCTCGCCGCTCACGCCATAGGCGCCGCCACCGAGACTCGTGATCGTGAAATAGGTCAGGCTGCCCGAAGCAAGCGTATTATCGTTCGTTCGGAAGCCGCGAACCGTGATGCCGCCGAGATAGTTTGGATCGAGCTGCACCGCAAAGGAAAGCGTACCACCGGCGTTGTTGACCTGCGCTCCGAACCGCGCCGAAATCGTGAAACTTCCGTCCGTGCCCCCCTGCCCATTACGCGCAGTTCGGTAGACCATGTCCGTGACCGCCGAGCCGACCGAGCGCGAACCGTTGCCAAGCTGGATGCGATCCCCGACGATCTCCGCGCGCAGCTTCTGGATAGCCTCGCCTCGGGTGGGCTTCTGACGCGGAGGGATATACGTCAGATCCGGC